CAAGACCTTATGAATTCTGCTAACATTCTTCCGAAGCAAAATTCCGACAATATCCTTGCTGATACTCAGACTTTTGGCACGCTTCTAAAGAAGTTTGAAGAAACCGCGCCTATCCCCGAACCCGATGAGCGTTGGAAAGATGTTGATGGTATTCGTCGCTATATGAACACGTGGTTCAGAGGCGGTCTCGCCAAGGCTCTAAAAATCAGCAATGAAAACACCGCCCTCTACGATGAGGCAGTTGACGAAATGCAACGGTATACCGTTCAGCCCGTCGCAATCAGCGCAGCAGAAAGTGCAAACGACTCCTCCATCTTCGACCAGAACGGCGGCGATGAAGGCGGTGGTAACGATGAATGACCAGCAATCTATGTATAACCGAGTGATGGAAGGCATTGGCCGGTGGGCGTCATTCTATCGTGCCAATCCTCACCGCTTTATACAGGAATACTTCGGGATTCGCTTAAAGCGATTTCAAGAGATTATGATATGCGAAATGTTCGACTCTGGTCGAGTTTGCTTTATCGGATGCCGTGGTATTTCTAAAACATATACGACCTCTTTGTTTGCAAGTACAAAATGCGTTCTATACCCCGGAACTGCGTGCGTTGTTGCTTCTGCTACAAGACGACAGGCAAGAGAGATAGTGGCAAAAATCGAAAAGATTTTTATGCCAAATTATCCTATGTTTGCGCTTGAGGTTGAGGAAATTGTAAACAACCAAATCAACACAATTGTTAAGTTCCGCAACGGCTCATACATTGAAATCGTTACGGCGAACCAGAACGCGAGATGTGGTCGTGCAAACCTACTCATTATCGACGAAGCTCGAATGGTAGACAAGACTATTATTGACTCCGTTCTGAAAAAATTCCTCACCGCGTCCAGACACGCTGGATTTATGGATTTGGAGGAATACAAAGATTATCCTATGGAACAAAACCAAGAGATGTATCTAACATCTGGTTGGTATGCAAACCATTGGTGTTATAACCTATTCCGAGATTATGCTGCGGGAATGATTACGGGCAAAGACTATTTCGTTGCCGCACTTCCTTATCAGCTTTCAATCAAGGAAAAACTGCTTGACAGACGACAAGTAGAAGCAGATATGGCAAGCTCTGACTTCAATGAAGTTTCTTGGATTATGGAAATGAACGCAGAGTTCTGGTCTGGCGCTGATGGCGCGTTGTATTCTTACGACGAGATATCGCCTGCTCGACGACTCAAATATGCGTTCTTGCCTCCGAAACTGTCTGGATTGATATCGGACAAGCGAGTTAGAATTCCTCAAAAGATGCACAACGAAGTGCGTATTGTATCTGCCGATATTGCATTGATGCAATCTACTGGAAAGACGGCTAATAATGACGCGACATCAGTGTTCGTCAACCAAATGCTTCTCAATGAAAATGGTTCGCGTGCGGTGAAAAACATTGTTTATACGCAGAACTACGAAGGATTGCGTGCCGAGGAACAAGCGCTCGAAATTCGACGCACATTTGCCCAGTACGATGGAGACTGGCTCGTAATAGACGCGAGAGGCTTAGGTCTTCCTATTGTCGATTTGTTAATGGCAGATATGTATGACCCTGAAACTGGTGAGACATACTGTGCTCTCGGTTGCTACAACAACGAAGAGATTAACAGGCGTTGCAAAGTCAAGAATGCCCCGAAGAAAATTTGGGCTATGCTTGCCAACAACGATATTAACTCCCAATGCGCACTCACATTGCGTGAGGAATTCAGGCAGAATACTATTCGCTTACTTGCTCACGAGGAAAACTTTGACGAAGACCTCGGACAGTTGGCTGGCTTCTCACGTCTGAAGCTTGAAGATAAGCTCCGTATCAAGGCGGCGTATATCAACACCAGTTTAGCAGTAAACGAACTTATCAACCTCGAGACAGAGGTTAAGGGCAATTATGTCCGCGTAAAAGAGAAATCGGGATATCGAAAAGACCGATTCTCATCTCTAAGCTATAATATATGGCTCGCCAACCTTTTGGAAAAAGAACACGCAAACTCCGCTAAAAAACCAAGCGGGTTTGAAGACTATGTATTCCAATTTAGGCAGCCGCAAATCAAAAGAAAACGATAAATTAAGAAAGGAGGATTAGCCAGTGGCGCAAAAGAAAGTTAACATCAATACCGTTCCTTCCGTCAGCGATGTCGAAGAGCGTCAAAAATTTGCAGCGGCTTTTGCAAAAGCAATGGCTCAGCAAACAATTCACGACCCTAACGGCAAGACTTCAAGACGAACTTCTCGCACATTTACGTCGTACACACGTGAGAATATCGAAACATACCTTGAGTCTCCTACTGCGAATGAAAAGGAACTGAGAAACGCCAGTATTTTTCTTTACCAGACTCATTCAAGGTACAGAAATCTGCTTCACTATTACGCGTGCGTTCCTCGTTGGTATTACACCATCACCCCTCTTGCTTTCAACCCCGAAAAGGTAAAGAAAGAAACTTTTAAGAAGCAATACCAAAAGACTTGTAACATCATTGAGTCAATGGGCATCATCAGAAGTATGCGCGAAGCGGCGCTTATAGCTCTGAGAGAAGGTGCTTTTTACGGAGTAATCTGGGGTGGAGATGGCAATTCTTTCATTCTTCAGAAGCTTAACCCCGATTATTGCCAAATTGTGAGCATCACCGACGGCAACGTCTTTCAGTTTGCTTACGATATGAGCAAAATCAAAGAAGAAGACCTTGAAACTTACTACCCGCCTCAATTTGCCGATATGTATCGTACATATCAGTCTGGAGGCAGCCAATATCAGGTTGTTCCTCCTGAAGTTGGATTTTGCATCAAGGGCGACTCGTCTATCCCTGAATACAGTATCCCTCCGTTCTCTGCGGTGCTTCCGTCTCTGTATTCTATCAAAAATGTTGAAGACCTCACCGAGACAGCTACGGAGCTTTCTAATTATAAGCTCATCGCTGGCGTTCTTCCCGTTGACGATGAGGGCGTTCCGTTGATTGACTACAATACGGCTATGCAGTATTACGCGCACATTGCGGGTAATGTTGGAGACCGTGTTGGTGTCGCAATTAGCCCCTTTGAGCTGAAAAGCTACGATTTTGAGCAAAGTGGAACGACAGCACAAATCGACAATGTGGCGAGAGCGAACGAGAACTTCTTCGCATCAGCCGGTACGAGTGCGCTTCTTCACGGTGCTACAAACTCCACAAGCGGCGTTACCAAGTTGGCTATTAAAACCGACGAGGCATTTGCTTTCACCATTATGAACCAGTGCGGTGCGGCAATCAACCGCTTCTTAAAGACATTGACTGGAAATGTGAAGTTTAAGATTAACTTCCTTCCTGTCAGTATCTTCAATGAAACGGAAATGATTGAGCAATACAAGAGTGCAATGAATTTTGGTATGGGCAAGCTTCAGTATGCTGCTTGTATTGGAATGGCTCAAACAGACTTGCTCGGACAGGCTTATATCGAAAACGAAATTCTTGAGTTCGATACGGTGTTTACTCCGATGCAAACCGCTTCAACTCGTTCGGCTGACGACAAGAGCCCCGGACGCCCCGAGTCTGACGACATTTCGGACGAAGGCGAGGAAACTCGCGATACAACCGCCAACGATAACAAGTGAGGTAGCGTATGAGCAGAAGACTTACAAACGACGAGTTTATCAAGAGATTGGAACAATTCCAACCTGATATTGAGGTTCTCGATACATATGTCACCGCAAAAACCAGAATGCGAGCAAGGTGCAAGCGTTGTGGCAGAGAATGGGAAGCAGACGGCGGTAGTCTCGCAAGAGGCGACGGATGTATTAGATGTGCATCGGTTGATAGAGAGGCAAAACGCCGTATTTCCACAGATGAGTTCAGGTGCAAGCTATCAAAAATCTCCCCTACAATTGAGGTTGTCGGCGAATATAAGTCCAGCACAGACAAAATTCACGTTAAGTGCTCAGTGTGCGGACACGAATGGCTTGCAGCTCCTTACCATCTACTTGAAGGTCACGGATGTTGCGAGTGTTTGCGTGAACAAAAGCGAATACGCTTTCGGAGCACACACGAGGAATTTGTGCAAAAACTGCTCGCCGTACATCCTGATTTTAGAGTTGTAGAAGGCAATGACAATATATATCAGTCTGCTGATACACCACTTTTCTTCGAGTGTCCACACGGTCATACGTTTCGTGCCAGACCGAGCAATATGCTTAGACCCGCATCGGGGTGCTCCGTGTGCAAAGAGTCGATGGGTGAGCAAAGAGTTCGCAGGTACTTAGAAGAAAATGACATTCCGTTCGTTCCTCAAAAGGTATTTTCTGACTGTGCATACATACGAGTTCTTCCGTTTGATTTCTATGTCGAGTCTTTGAATACGGTTATTGAATTT